AGCATTTATATCGATATCCTGAAGAGCGGCAGCAGCGTCCCCTACGTGGGTCTGATGGTCACCCACCGGGACGGCCGTATCTTCACGGGCGCCGACCATCTCTCCCCGGTTATCGAGGTGGGGCGATACGAGAACTGCGAGTTCAAGTTTGCCGCCTACGACCCGGGTACCACCCCGGCGAGTGTGGACATTTACCGGAACGACGCGCTCCTCCAAAGAGTGAGCGTCCCCCGTACGGCCCAGACCTACCGGAATCGCTTCACAGAAGAAGGCCGCCAGAAGATGCAGCTGAAGGTCGGGGCTACCGCCTACACCTTCCACATTGACGTGGCTGATAGCGGCATCGATATCAGCGAGACGACCTACGGCCTCCAGGTGAAGCTGAGCCCCTCCGGACGCAGCAATGGGGAGAGTGACCCGGCACAGTGGGAGTACAACGGTGTGAAGACCACCTTCGAGGGCTTCGACTGGAGCTCTAACGGCTGGACGGGTGAGAGCCTTAAACTGACCGGTGGCGCGAAGGCCGTTATCGGCTACCGCCTTTTCAAGGATGACGCCGGCGCCACCGGCGCGACCATCGAGATGGAGTTCCGCGTATCGGGGGTGACGGACCGCCAGGCCGAGGTGATCAGCTGCATGGACAACGGCAAAGGCCTTAGTGTCACAAGCGAAGAGGCGAGCATCAAGACCGGCACCATCCTGCATTATACGAACGAGGACGGCGAGGACGCGAGCCGTGAAATCAAGATCGGAACGAAGTTCGCCCCCGAAAAGTGGCTGAAGGTCGCCTTCGTCATCGGCAAACGCGGTGACGGCCGCCTGATGGAACTTTACGTGAACGGCAATCGTGCCGGTGCTGACATCTACGACAACAGCTACTACTTCCGCCAAGACACCCCGGCGGGCATCACCATTGACAGCTCTTCCGCCGACGTGGAGCTGAAGAACATCCGCATCTACAACCGCGCCCTGAGTGACGACGAGATCCTGGACAACCGCATGGTGGACGCCGACAGCAGCGACGATATGATGCGCCTTTACGAGGAGAACGACATCCTGGGCGGCAGCGGTGACGTTGACATCGACAAGCTGCGCGCCAAGGGTAAGGGCGTGATGCGTATCGTTCGCAAGGGCGGCCTTGACGAGGTGAACGAGACGAACAACAAGAAGACCGACTTCATCGCCGACGTCTATTTCTGGTCCCCTTTCGGCAAGGAGTACGATTTTGTCCTCCGTGACTGCTACATCCGCATCCAGGGTACCAGTTCCACGAAATACCCGAGCAAGAACATCCGCATCTACCACACCAAGGGCGGCGCGAACCTCAGTTTTGAGATCAACGGCGTCCCGGACCCCCTTGGCGGCAACAGGTACATGATGCGCCCCGGGAGCATCCCGATGGACCTTTTCTGCATGAAGTCCGACTATTCCGACTCGTCCATGTCCCTGAATACCGGTGTGGCGAAGCTGTACAACGACGTGATGCTCGAACTGGGTCTTCTGACCCCTCCGCAGCGTTACCAGCTGGAACAGTCGGGCGGCGACCTGAACGCCGTCAACATCCGGCAGAGCATCGACGGTTTCCCCATCGACGTGTTCAGCGCGGAGACCGCCGACGGGGAGAGCACCTACTACGGGCAGTACAACTTCAATAACGAGAAGAGCAGGAGCGGCCGTCTGTTCGGCATGGAGGGGCTCGAAGGTTATACCCCCGCCTGCCCGATGACACTGGAGACGCTGAACAACGGTGAGAAGGTCTGCCTTTTCCAGAGCTCCAGCGATGCAGACCTTGCCGCCGGTTTCGATGCGGGTCTTGAAACGAACTACCCGGACGACGTGAAATGGGCCGGCCTGAACTCGGCCCAGCAGTCCGCGCTGAAACGTCTTTTCGGCTGGATCCGTTCATGTGTCCCGGCAAACGCCACCGCGGATGACCTGTCCACCTTCGTGAGCGAAAAGTTCAGGACGGAGGTCGGGCAGTATTTTGACGTGGGCCACCTGCTGACCTATTATGTCCACACGGACTATTTCGCGAGCGTGGACCAGCGTGCGAAGAACATCCTCCTGCGTACCTGGGACGGCCTGGCCTGGTACACCACCTACTACGACGGCGACACGCAGCTTGCCAAAAGGAACGACTGTTTCCTTGCCTACGACTACACGCTCGACCGTGACACGTGGGACGCGGAAGCTGGGAAATACGCCTTCGAGGGCCGCGAGAGCTGGCTTTGGAACCTTGTGCTGGCCAACCTTCAGGACGAACTGAAAACCTGCGCCGCCGCTTACCGCGCGAAAATGACGGTCGAGCGCGTGCTTTCCATGCTTGACGTCGAACAGGCGGGCAACTGGAGCGACCGTGCGTACAACAAGAGCGGTTATTTGAAGTATATCCGCCCGAACATGGAGGAAGTTTACGGCAAGAAATGGCCGTTCATCTACGCCCTTCAGGGCAGCAACGCCGCGCACCGCAGTTACTTCGTGAAGAACCGTTTCGCCCTGCTTGATGCCAAATATGGCACGAGCAATTTCACGAGTGACAACATCGACCTTTACATGGCCCGTACCGCTTCCGATGCCGCCGATGTGGTGAAGATCACGGCGGGGGAGGTTTACGCCTTCGGTTACGGCACGAACAACAGCCCGAACATATCCAATACCGGCATCGTGGAGGGCGGCAAGGTTGCCACCCTGCAAATCACGGGCGCCTATACGGTAAACGACCCCCTGCGTATCTACGGGGCAAGCCGCATGAGGGTGCTTGACATGACCGGCGCCTCGGACCGCTTGAAAAACGGGCTGGACCTTGGCAAGTGCACCGTACTGCGCGAGCTGAACCTGCAAAGCCCCTCCACCGGTTCGACGGGCTGGTGGCTGAACCTCGGCAGCTGCCGCCAGTTGCGCAAGGTGAACGTGCGCAACCAGGCCCAGGCCAAGACCGGCAGTAACACCAGCACCGAGCTTGACTTCAGCAACCAGACGAAACTGGAAGAGCTTGACGCGCGTGGCACGCAGGTCCAGAGCGTGACCTTCGCCAAGGGTGCCCCCCTGACGAGAGCCTGGCTCCCCGGCACGCTGACCGTGTTGAAACTGGAATATCTGGGCAAACTGACCACAGGCGGCCTCACACTGGAGAGCTATGGCAAGGTGAAGACGCTGATCGTGGACGGCTGTCCCGGCCTGAACTGGGAAACCCTTCTGAACCGCTGTTCCGGTGTGGAACGTATCCGTGTGATCGGTATCGACCGTGAGGACGACGGCACATGGCTGAACCGTTTCGTGAAGATGGGCGGCGTGGACGCTGAAGGCAACGCTACGGACACCTGCGCTCTGGTGGGTACGGTATATCTTACCAACTATATCGAGGACGAAAAATATACGGCCCTGAAAGCCCATTTTCCCGAGCTGAACATCCTCCAGCCCGAATACACGATGATCGAGTCCGACGATGATGTGGCCGACGATGCCAATATCAGCAACCCGGACAACAGGACGGGTTACAGGTACGGCACTTCTTATAAGGCGAGCGGCCATATCTCCGCCATCCTTAAACAGCGTCACCGTGTACTTGCGAAAATGACGCGGAAGCCCACGACCCGCAACGTGACCATCGCGAATGTTGATACGATGATGAACAACCCGGATGGTGAGATGACCTATTACCCGCTGGACGACGGCAACTCCAACTATTACGCCGACGGCAGCACGGCCAAACTTGACGGCAGCGAGGGTGACTGGATGATGTTCGAGCCTTTTTTCTGGAGCAAGGGCATCAACGATCACCTGAACGGCAAGCATTACTCCTGCTACAGCAGCAAAGGCAAAGATGACATGCCCTCCGTCCCGGATGCCGATGTCCTCACGCTGGATGACATCAAAGAGGCGGGCGGCTACCTGAACGGCCGTAAGATCATGAGCGGCAAGGACACGCTTGCGAACAGCTACAGCGCCGACACCACGTATTCCGTCTGCAAGGTGAACGTCAGCGGTCACAAGCGTGTCCGGTTCCCGAGCGTTCCCGGTACTAACCTTGTGGGCAGCGTATTCACAGACAATACCGGTGCCGTTGTCAGTTCCATCGTTGTTCCGACCCTCTCCAACAAGTTCGAGGCGGGCATGTATCTGATCGCCGACGTCCCTGCCGGTGCCACCGCGCTGCATTTCTCCATACTGAACACCGCGGAGTTCGACAAGGTAGTCCTTTCCAACTCCGACCGGATCGAGGACATGGAACCCGACTGGGTTGCCAACGACGAGCATCTTTGTGCGGTTGTCGGCAGCAGCGTCGTCGGCAGCAAGCTGCGCGCCTGTATCACCGGCGGCAGCACTACCGCGAGCATGAGCTGGGCCGACTTCCATTATTACTCTGTCCAGCGCGGGATGCAGCAGATTGACGCGCTGATGCACTCTCGTATCGCCAACCTGTTTTATGCGAAGTATGGCCGTCGTGACAGCCAGGGACAGTGTGGTGGCGGCCAGCATACGAACAACCGCGTCACCGGCGGTACCGCTTCGCGCGGCATGACCGATACCATCGGTTACGAAGAGGCACACGGTATCAATCCCAACGTTACGAACTCGCTTATCGACGGTGTCGTGCACCAATATGCCTGGTACCGCGGTGAGGACGATTACGGCGGTGCCACTGTCACGCAGGTGAACAATATCTGTTGCCTTGGCTATGAGGATATCTACGGGCATAAATATGACATGATGGACGGTGTGGACCTTCCCAATGACAGCGGCAACGCCGGCAAATGGCGCATCTGGATGCCTGACGGCACGACTCGCATGGTGAAAGGTTGCACAAGTTCGGGCGTATGGATAACGGCCGTAGCGCATGGCAAGTACATGGATGTGATTCCTGTGGGTTCCGTTTCGGGTTCTTCCTCGACACACTACTGTGATATCTACTACATATCCACCGCAGCCGGCCGTGTGGTTTATCGTGGCCGCAACGTCGCGCACCCGAATGGCGGTGTCTCGATGTCGAATGCGAGCTACGATTTCTCGTATACGTACACGAGCATCGGTTCTCGTCTGGCCTTCCGCGGCCGGCTCGTCAAGGCGGCAAGCGCCGCTGCGTTCAAGTCGATAAGCGAAGTAGCATGATCGGCCGCGCAAAGCGTCAAAGCGGGAGCGAAGCGACAAAACGTCCGGTGTTCCTCGGTCAGGGGAACACCGTTCTTTACGGGCGTAAGCCCGTTGAAAAATTTTTATTTTCGGGTTTTGTACCTGTTTGTTAAATAATAATTTATGAAAAATCGTACTTTTGCATTCAAATTCAAAGGTGGCGCTTCCCCATAAGCCGTGTGGTTTATCGTGGCCACAACAACGCGAACCCGAATGGCGGTGTCTCGATGTCGAATGCGAACAACGATTTCTCGAATACGAACACGAACATCGGTTCTCGTCTGAACAACAATCGAAAAGAAATTTTAATCGGCGTACAACACCGGGAACTTGTCCCCACCGTGGTGCCGAGGGAAGCAAGCCTCAGTAACAGCAGCCTTTTTGGGCTGGAAAACTGAAAAATAAAGTGTCGGGTAGGGTTTGGTAGGCCGGAAACGGTTCGAAGAAGCCGGGCCCGGGGGATTGAAGGCCCCGAAATGGAAAACAAAAGAAGTATGCACAGAGCAGGTTTTATAATTGAGGAGATTGTGGATTCCTCCAATATGACGGAGTCTTTCCGTCAGGTCCTTCGCGGCAGAAGGCGTAAACGCAGCCGCCAGGGACGCTACCTGCTTGCGCATAAACCCGAGGTGTTGAAGGAATTGACCGCGCGTATCTCGGACGGTACTTTCCGTGTGAAGGACTACCGTGAGCGCGAGATTTTCGAGGGCGGCAAGCTGCGCCGTATCCAGGTCATCCCTATGTATGACCGTATTGCCGTACACGCCATCATGGCGGTGGTGGACTGCCATTTGCGGAAACGTTTCATCCGTACCACCTCTGCCAGTATCAAGAAACGGGGGATGCACGACCTTCTGGCGTATATCCGCCGTGACATGAGTGAGGACCCTGAAGGGACGCGGTACTGTTACAAGTTCGATATCACCAAATTTTACGAAAGCGTGAAGCAGGATTTCGTGATGTATTGCGTGAACCGGGTGTTCAAGGACAAGAAACTCATCGCCATGCTTGACAATTTTGTCCGGCTGATGCCTGACGGGTTGAGTATCGGCCTGCGTAGCTCGCAGGGCTTGGGTAATTTGCTTTTGTCTGTGTTTTTGGACCATTATTTGAAGGACAGGTATGCCGTGCGTCATTTCTACCGCTATTGTGATGACGGCGTCGTACTGGGTAAAACGAAAGCGGAATTGTGGAAGATTCGTGATGCCGTCCATGGGCATATTCAGCGTGTCGGTCTCCGGGTGAAGGGGAACGACCGTGTGTTTCCCCTGGGCGAGGGCATTGACTTTCTGGGATATGTGACTTTCAGCGCGGACCATGTCCGCCTTCGCAAGCGCATCAAGCAGAAATTCGCCCGAAAGATGCACGAGGTAAAATCGAGAAAAAGGAGGCGTGAGCTGATAGCGTCGTTCTACGGGATGGCCAAGCACGCCAACTGTCATACGTTGTTTAAAAAATTAACAGGCAAAGACATGAGATCATTTAAAGACTTGAACGTCGCTTATAAGCCCGAAGATGGCAAAAAGCGATTTCCCGGTGTAGTGGTAAGCATCCGGGAACTGGTAAATTTACCGATTGTGGTGAAGGACTTCGAGACAGGCATCAGGACCGAGCAGGGAGAAGACCGCTGTATCGTGGCCATCGAGATGAACGGTGAGCCGAAGAAGTTCTTCACCAACAGCGAGGAGATGAAGAATATCCTCTCGCAAGTGAAAGAAATGCCTGACGGTTTCCCGTTCGAGACCACCATCAAGACGGAAACCTTCGGGAAAGGTCGAACCAAATACGTATTTACATGAAACGAGTTGAAGGAACAGCCGGGGTGAAGCTGCTGGAATGCGTGAACCCGGTGAAGAACACGTGGCGCGTCCGTTGGGACGTTCGGGAAAGGGAGGACGGTTCCGCCGACTATATGGAGGAGAACTTTTTAGGGAAGCCCTCCGGTGAGACAATAAGAACCGTTATTTTGGGCTGGTACAACGAACAGATTGACCGGGAGATACTTTCCGGCTTCGTTTACGAGGATATGCCGGTGTGGTTGTCAAGCGAGAACCAGTTCAACTACAAGGCGGCCCACGACCTTGCCATGCAGACCGGTGGCGCAACTCTCCCGGTAACGTTCAAGTTCGGGACGGATGAGGAACCCCGGTACCGGACGTTCGGGAAACTGGAGGAACTGACGGATTTCTATACGAAGGCCATGAAGCATATCCAGGATACACTGGCTGACGGCTGGAAGAAGAAAGACGCTTTTGATCCGGAGAAGTACCGGGTGGAATAAATCCTTCGGGGGAGGGTAAGAAAAAAAGCCCCCGGCCTGTTAAAAAGTAACGCCAATCACTTTTATAAACAT